GAGCAGTACGTCCTTTTGGCAATTGCTGATCAGTCGGACATTTACCTTGAAGGGGCTTACCTCGTCACTGTTGACGCGCAAGGTAGCGAGGTTACGAACTACTGGACGTTTGACCTTGTTTCTGCCCCAAATGGGGTTGGCAGTGAAACTGCGATAAGCAATCAGGTCGGCGGGGCTTCAACGGCAATCGCTGAGCTTACTTATTCAGCGTTCACACTTACTGGGAAAGTGGTTTCGAAGGGGCAGTCTGTTTGGCTTCGATGCAATCCAAACCACGGCTCCTCGGCAGCACATACGGTCGGTGGTTACTTGCGCTTCCGCATCAAGGCTTAGTTAGGGTTTCTGTTATGGCTGTAGCAACGCACGTTAGTCGGGTAGCGAAAGATTACGCACCACATGGCTACTCAATTATGCAGGACGTTTGTGTCGCTTACGGGCGAATTTCAGGCAGCGAGTCCGACTCCGGGGCGGTGGCTCATACCATCGCGTCTGTGAACCCGGTCGCCCTTGCAATCTTGCCCGTTGATGACGCCGATGTTTACATTGAAAGCGTAAAGATCTGGGTTGGCGCGCGCGTTGGGACGCACAACGACGCCAACCACATTAAGTTCTTCATCAAAAGGGGAGACAACGACGGAAGTTTAAGCAATTCCGTTGAACTCTCCTCTGAGGGTGCAGGGCAGTCCAACCAGATTTCCCCAACAACTATTGTTGATTTTGGGATTGACCAGAATCAGGTAATCCCCAAGGGGAAGGTTTTTTATCTTCACATGACTAAGCATGGCACGATAACTAGCCTCGCCCTTGACGGCCTTTCCCTTATGGTCCGCTATCGTCGCAAGGCGTAGTTTAAAACTCACTCGCTCTAGGAGGGTTGTTCGTGAACCTCTCGGAACTCAGGACAGCTCTCCAAGAGCGGCGTGAGGACTACTCGCAGTCTGACGCAAAGTTAAACCGGAAGATCAACCAAGCCTATCTAGACATCTCCTCTAGGCGAAGGTGGGGTTGGCTCCGAAGAGAGTGCGCAACAAGTACGTACTCTGCGTTTTTCCACGCCAACACAGGCGCAAACAACAACACTCCATCCGCTGATTCTGTTTACGTTGTTGGGACTGAAAACGGAAAGCGTGTAATTGGCCTCTCTCAGAGTGCAAACACTCCCGCTACGGTTATGGGAAAGCGTGTAAAGATCGACAACGATTTTTACAGGGTGGTCAACGTTGACTCTACCGGGGTTAAGTGGACTTTAGACCGACCCCTTCGCTGCAGCCAAACGATCTCCACCGGGGCTACGGCAAACCATTCAATCAAGATTATCTATGACGAGGTCGCCCTCCCAGTAGGGACAATCTCTGTTGTGAATACCAGCCTGTTTAGAGGAGGCTCTTCTTCCTACGGCACGCCGCTCTCTATGGCCGCTGTGAGCCCCTCAGAGCTTGCTTATCTCGATATGGATGTCGAGGGTCGTCCCACTCGGTTCGCGACCACCAGGAAGGAAATGATCCCGCCTCCTCAGACCGCTCCTGCTGGCTTTACTGTTGGTAATGGGGCTGGGCTTGCGGTCGGCACCTACAATTACTGGTTTACCCATGTAGACAAGCAGACTGGAGCTGAGTCTGCCCTTGGGCCTTCTGTCGCCATCACCATCAGTGACGCTGCAGTTGCTCAGGTTTCCATTCCTTCCACCACAGCCCGAAGAGACTTTCATGTTCGGGTTTACCGAAGCCGGGTTAATGGAACAGCTCCTTATCTTCTCTTCGATCCAGCATCAACAACGGTCGTCCTTACGGACGCCATGACGGACGATTACCTGGGACCGGCAGGCCCTAACAGTGCTTCTTCGTTGTTCATGCAGCTCTACCCGATTCCCGACGATGAGTACGAAGTTCGGTCAATCATTCAGATTGAATGCACTCCGTTAAGCGAGGACAACGACAGACCTCTGTTCGACGCTGAGTTCCACCACATAATCCTAAGCGGAGCAGAGGCTTTAATGCTTGAGGCTGCGGATGAGCAGGGCAGGGCTAATCAGGCTCGACAGCGCTACGAAATGGGGATTGCTCGAATGATTCAGCTCGACAGAACCAACCTTCAGAACACTGTCTTGTTTGGAGGCTCGAACAGGATTCGAGGAAGGCTAACGTCGCAGTATGCTTCAGGCAGCAGCGAAGCTGACTTTAAGGCTTAGTCGTGGCTGGGGCTCGCGGAAAGACGGTTGAGTTCGACCCAGTCCAGGTTGCTGGGCTAGACGACAAGGTATGGCAGAAAGAGGGGTCATCGACCAACTCAATGGGAGTTCTCTTCTCCTTGCGAGGAGAGGTTGTTAAGGCTCCTGGGATTGCGCCCCTTGTCTACAAATGGATTCACAGGAACGACAAGCAAGCCACTCCGGTAAATCCATTTGCCGGGACGCCCATTGTTTCTGTCGGGACATTCCAGAGAGACGGAGCTACGGACCTTTTGCTGGAGTTTAACGGCGGCATCTATCACCTCGATGGGAACGTTGTTACCAAGCTTATTGATGGCCGCTACCTAGCGACCACGCCGTTTGAATCGACAAGGTTTGTCCAGGCTGGGAATGTGCTTCTTATCCTCAACGGCAAAGATCCCAATCTAAAGTGGGATGGGGTGAAGCTTAGCCCTCTCGGGATTGCAGAGGTTCCTACAGCCCCAATAATCGCAGAGCGCGACCCAGGCCACGGAAGCGTAGATGTGAACACCGGCTCGGCCATTAACGACGCCAACCCAGACCTCAGCCCCTCCATCTGGAGCGGCTTTGCGATAAAGAAGAATGGAGCAGTAGAAAGCGATCCTTACCGATACAAGCTTGTGTGGGTAAACGATGCTGGACAAGAGTCTGAGCCGAGCGCAGCATCGAACACGGTTACAGATATTGATGTTCGCGATGGGGCTCTCTACACAATCCTTGTCGCCAACCTGTCAGACAGGCCGCCTTCAGACGACATTAATGGTCGCATACTCTATCGGTCGATGGACAACATCTCGTACTACGAGATTGCGTACCTCCCAGGGACATCTACTGATACGTACTTTGATTACATTGAACCGGGCTTAACCCTTTCAGCCCCAATGAAAGAGACCGGGACAAATCTTCCTCCCCCTCTTTCTAAGTGGGCGTTTGAGTTTAGAGGGCGCACTTACTATGGAGGCGTGGTCGAAGACCCCCTCCTTCTCTACTACTCAGAGCCAAATGGGGCTAAGGAGGCAGTTAAGGCGAGCAATTTCATTCTTATTTCTTCAGACGGAAGCGGGGATGAGATCACAGGCTATGGAATGGGCAGCGACTACGCGCTTATTTTCACAAACCGAAGCACCCATATGCTTACCCACGACAAGGGTGGCAACCCCATAATGACGCCGGTTAGCAGGTCTATTGGGGCTGTGTCGGACAGGTCCGTTGTTGGGTTTGGAAGCAGGACCTTCTTTATTGGAGAGGCTGGCCTCTATGCCTTTGACGGCTCTAAGGTTGTTCCCCTTACAAACAAGGTGTCGGAGCAAGTAAAGAATCTTCCCCAGGCTCATCTAAAAGATGTCGTTGGGTGGGCAGACCCAATAAACAGAAGGGTCTACTTCAGCGTTGTTACCGGCGCTTCGTCTGTGAATAACGAAGTCTGGTCGATTCACGTTGACACGGGCGCTGTCTCAAAGCAGCCGTTCCCAGTTACAGCCGCAGTACAGTACAAGGGAGAGACAATTGTTGGGTTTAACTATCCCGACGCCGCTGGCTCTCCTGTCTATGACCTTGGTGTGTGGGGGGCTTCCAACTCGTTGGGCCGCTCAGATGCTGGTTATGAGGGCTCGTTTGAAACAAGGTGGATAACAGGCAAAAGTCCGCAGTCAGACAAGACCTACTTTAGGCTCGATGTCTTCTATGTTCAGACAGCAAACAAGGACATGACGGTCACATGGCACACAGACTGGGACCGAGATGCTGTGGGCTCTACAACCTTTAAGCTCTGTGATCCGAACGCCCTTACCTGGGACGAAGTGTCTGGGGGGTCAACGATAACGTGGGGGGACCTCTACCAAGGAAAAACCTGGGACGAAGCCAGGGTCCGGTGCAAGAGAATCAACTTTAGCGTTTCAAACAACACAGAGTATCCGTCAGACCAACCTTTAACTGCAAAGTGCATAAAGATTACTTTCTCTACCTCTGCAGACAAAACCCCTTGGAAGCTCGTTGGCTTTGTTCTTCATAGCGAAGACCACGGGATTCGGGGCGAGGGGACCGACTGATGGACCGAATTATTGAGCGTATTGAAAAGGCGTTATCTGAGCTTGACCTAGGGATCTCTCGGGAAAGGTTTTCTGCTGACTTTGTTGGTTCGTTAAATCAAGCGCTTCGTGAGGTCGGTGGCTCTCAGGTGAGCAGCATGGAGGATGAAGGGGCGCTCCTCCGCGCTATGATTACCTTAGAAGGAGCGGTCTAATGCACTACGTGGTTAAAGAGGGAATCTCGGCAGACTTAGTCGCAGATGCAGATTCTTTGATGCGAGAGTTCTATCGCGCAGACAAAGCGATTAACAACCTCGACCAAAATAACATCAGAAACTCTGGGATCAATTACGACACAACGTACGACCCGGCTGCGCTAGCCACCCACAAAAGAGCATGCACAAGGACGCACCTCGACAATGCAACTGGGATTCTTTACAAAGCCTTGACAGGCCCGACCCTTCTTGAGGGGAAGCTC